AGCCGCACAACTACAGACGAAATCATTGCTCAAATTAACGCAGAAATTCCAGAATTGATTGCCAAGGCTGACAAAGTTAAGTCAGGCGAAATTACTCCTGAAACAGCATTTACTCATGTTGTGACAGCTTATCGCAAAGAAATTCCATATCAACAAGCAACCGCTTCACAACAATACAATGCCCGCAATTCTATGGAATGGGCTTATCGCAATCGCGCAAGAATGGGCGAAGATTTCATTAAAACAATGACCGAAATTGCAAACAAATATCACGGTCAACCATTAGTTCAAATTGCTAAATAAAAAAGGGGGCTTAGTCCCCTATTAGGGTAAGTCCTAACAAAATAATTGTTGACTTACCCATAAGACCGCTTATAATTCACCCATGCCCTAACTTCTTGGGGTCTTTTTAGGAGAAATCAAAATGGCAACATCATGGACAAAAAACCAGTTAGTAATTCAGTTCAATGACTATGACAACACATGGTCAGTCAAAACCATTCCATTGACATTAAAGCAAGCAATCAAGTTTGTTATCCATGTCACTCATGGTCATGTGTTCCACAAGGACTACAAAATTGTCAGTCTGACAGAGTGGGAAACAATGAAAAAAGAAACAGAAGTTCTCTAAAAAAATAATTTAAAAATATTTAAAAAAAGTGTTGACACTTCTTTATAAGATAACTTATAATTCATCATGCCCTAAATTTATGGGGTCTTTTTAGAGGAAATCAAAATGCGCTCAATCATCAAATCAGCAATGTCAATTGACGAATTAGCTAACAACCTACAGCAAATTTCTCAAGACGATAAAAAAGAAATCAACGATTACACAGACGCACAAATTGTGCATGAAGCTAAATACATTCTTAGCTGTTTCCATGAAGCTGGTCACTTAAACAATGAAGATTACATTGGCGAAAACGGTGACGAATTTCAGAAGTCTGCTCGTGATCAAGTTCGCCAGCTAAACGCATTTATCAAAAAGTTTGCTTGAGGATACGCCATGACTGAATTCAAACTCCACTATTACTTTGATGACGTTGTGTCTTATGACAATGGCGCAACGCTTGAAAACGTCAAGGTTGGTTATGACTACCACCCCGTTTTAACTAACTACCCACACGCACCAGATTACGCAGAAATTTACGATGTGTTTATCTTTAACTTAAAGGGTGATGACATTTCTTGTGATCTGCCTTTATCCGAATTTCAACACATCATGTCTGAAACCAAGATTCACCATGCCCGTATGTTAAAGGAACAAAATGAAATCTAAGATTATTCAAACTCTTGTTGAGTGGACGCTGGCCATCATCATTTTTGGCGGCATTGGCGTATTACTGGCATGGAGGGGCTAATCATGCTTGACCTAATCAAAGATTACTTTCGTTTGCCATCGGCTAAAGAAATAGCCGCCAAGGAACTGGAATCAGCCCAACGCAAGCTGTTAGACGCTCTTAGCGCCCAAGAATATGCAAGGCGCATGGCTGACTACCACTCAGACCGAATCAAACGCCTTACGGCTTATTTAAAGGAAGAAGCATGAACGTCCAAGAATTACTTAAACTGAATGTCAATGAGCATACAGAAAAGAAAGCCAATCTGACTTATCTGTCATGGGCTTGGGCATGGGCTGAAGCACTTAAGGCTGACCCACAAGCAAGTTTTACTGTGCAAATGTTTGGTGATAAGTGCTACATGGAAATCAATGGCACAGCAATGGTGTGGGTTACAGCCACTATGTTTGGCAAGCCAATGGTTTGTCAATTGCCTGTGATGGACAACACAAACAAGCCAATCACCATTGAGGGTACAACCACAGTCAACAAGTATGGCAAAGAAATAACCACTAAGTTGGACAGCTTCAACGTCAACACAGCAATCATGCGCTGTATGACCAAAGCACTTAGCTTGCATGGCCTTGGGTTATACATCTACGCTGGTGATGATCTTCCGCAAGGTGATGAACCAGAGTCAACCATTGACCCAAACAGCATGACAGACTTGTTTCTAGCCATCCACAACGCTAAGACACAGGACGAACTAAAGTTGGCCTACAAAGTAGCTTATGCCGCTTGTGATGGTGACAAGGCTTGGCAAATCAAAGTCATTGCCGCCAAAGATGAAGCAAAGGCGAAACTGTAATGTGGCCTTTTCCACCATTTCCAAACCCACAGGACAAGGGGACAAAGCGCCCCAAGTTCAACCCTGATAACTATGAGGAGTCGCCACGATGATTGAAATGATTGAACAACGCTTAGACCAATGGTTTGCGGCACGAATTGGTAAGGTCACAGCATCCCGTGTGGCTGATGTGCTTGCCAAAACCAAGTCAGGCTACAGCACCAGCCGCGACAACTACATGGCTCAGTTGGTGTGTGAACGCCTAACTGGTCAACGGGAAGATTTCTTTACGTCTGCCGCAATGCAACATGGCACAGACACAGAACCCCTTGCCAGAGCCGCTTATGAGTCTCGCTATGACGTTTTAGTTGATGAAGTGGGGTTTGTGCCTCACCCGTCAATCATCATGGCTGGCGCTTCTCCTGACGGGCTTGTTGGGGACAATGGTTTGTTAGAAATCAAATGCCCAAATACGGCCACGCACATTGACACGTTGTTAACTCAGACTGTGCCGGGCAAATACAACACGCAAATGCAATTCCAAATGGCTTGCACAGATCGTGAATGGTGTGACTTTGTGTCGTTTGACAATCGTCTGCCAGAGGAACTTCAATTGTTTGTTAAACGTGTCCCGCGGGACAATATGTATATCAGACTAATGGAAGATGAAATCGTCAAATTCTTAAATGAACTTGATATAAAAATTGCTCAACTTATGAAAGTCAAAAATGTCTAAACTTTACGAAATTACCGTTGTTTCAGGTAAATACAAAAACAAAGATGGTGTGGAAAAATCCCGTTACACAAACATTGGATCAGTTCTTGAAACCAAGAACGGCCCTATGTTGAAGCTGGACACTATTCCTTTGATGGATGGCGGCTGGTCTGGTTGGGCTTATCTAAACACGCCAAAGCCTAAAGAAGATCAAGGCTTTCCAAAAGACGATGACATTGATTTTTGATTAACGGGGGGAAAGCTGTGCAAAGGATTTTCCTAGCTTGCAGACGAGCAGTTAGTACCCCCACCTTTTTGGAGTAATCATGGGTGATTTATTTGATGATGATTTTTTGCAAAGATTACGCAAAGACTATTTAAAGGTCTTGCAAGGCAAAGGGGGCAATTGTCCCTGTTGTGATAGGACGGGCAAATACAATGCTTTCTCTATCACCAAAAAGAATGCTCAAGCCTTAATCTGGATTTATTACAACGGTGATGAACACGGTTGGGTCAATACCGCCAACAATGCACCCCGTGAATTTATGAGGGCTAAGACGTTTTCCAATATGCGTTATTGGGGATTGATTGAGCCATACCCAAACGATGACAAAGAAAAACGCGGGTCAGGCTACTGGCGCATTACCAATAAAGGAATTAAGTACCTTAAAGGTGAAATGTCACTACCACACAAAGCCTACATTTACAACAGAACATTGATGGGTTATGGCGACAAAGAAGTTTTGTTTACAGAGTGCTTTAAGGAATACTTTAAGTTAGATGAAACCCGCAGAAATAATTTTAACGACAGGAATTCTCAATGACCCCATTAGGTCTTAACGGCAACCAGCCAGTTCACAAATTTAAATGTTGCAATAGATGTGATGAAATCAAACCACCAGAGGGCGGGATTGACATGGGCCACAAATGGATTTGCCAATCTTGTTGGATTGCTAGGAAAATAGGCAGACACCAAAGGAGTACAAATGACCAAAGACGATCTAATTAGTTTGCTACGCATGACAGGCGCTCAAGAAGCCTCTATAGACGCTGTATGTGCGGCTTATGACGCTGGTTGGAACGATGCCCTAGACGATTACGCAAAACGCCTTGTAGCGCTTCCTTTTGAAAAGGACACAATTGACAGTTTTGGCTCTTTTATCAAGTCAACTAAGAAATAAAGCTATTTCGGCTTTTCTGCGCTTGACCAATCCAGCCACTTCTTTGCCACCCGCTTTTGTCCAACTCATAAAGGCTTCAGAAGCGCCTTCCCAATCACCACGGTTGACCTTCATGCGAATGGTTGACCTTTGGTAGTTGCCTAGACCAGCGTTGTAAGCAAAACTGGTAACAGCGTCAAATTTACTTTGATGACCAACAAGATTAGGGCTAAGTCGAATAACACCACGTTCAAAAGTATTGATGTCCATCTTGAATAAATTGACCAGTTCCTCTTTTGACCAAACACGATTGTCACCTTCCTTTAGTTGGTAGTCAGACCTGATAAGCCCTGTGTAACCCTCTTTGCGGACGTTTGGTAGGTTTAATTGGTCTGAGTACATAGCGTGACCCCACCCAACAGTCCAAATAGCCGCAGAACAACGATAAGGCTTGTTCTTGTAGCCTTCAAAGAAGTGCATCAAGTCCTCACCCGCCTTGCTGACTTTCATTTCTTAGACCATCCCCGTGAGCCAAACCAAAACCCAATAATCCCGCCCAACATTGCCATTTCGTCTGTAGAAAAAATAATATCTGACAAACGAATCAAATCATCAATGTTGTTTATCAGGCTTGGCCTAGAGTAAATGTAGTAGGCAATCCATGCGTTGATGGCACATAACTCAAAAACAAAGATGTAAGTAACTGTGGGTCTGACAGTTCCCACATAGTTGGCAACCCATTGAGAAGCCCTCTCTAAAACCTTTTCATCGTGCTTTAAAGCCGCTTCAGTCATTTGTGCTTCAGACTGCATGGCAATCTGGTCTGTGCGGATTTCCTCGATGCGCTCTTGGGCGGCAAAGCCTTGAGCCATCATTTGTAGCTGAAGTTCAACTTGAACCCTAGCCAAAGCAAGTTCATGCTTTTGATCTGCTTTGTTTTGAAAAAAATCTAATAGTTTGGGTAAGCCTGAAATTAGCAAACCGCCAAGGGTAGAAAATAGAGAAAGCATTACAGTCCAATCATTCCAAGTAATTTATTGACAATTTTTCCCGCCAATTCGTCAGGCAAATGCGGTAACAGACCAATTACTAAATATGCTACATAAAGTCTAGCAAATATTTTAAAAAATTTGTCTGCTTGTTTTTGATACTCATTCACCGCCCACACCTTGATCGGGCGCAAACCTCTGAAATCTCAGCAATACCCCATCCTACTGCGCCAATAAACATAACAATGATAACGATGGCAACCGCCCATTGCATTTGTTCGGCTTCAGCTTCTTTGCGTTTTTTTTCATCAGCTTTGGCTTGACGGGCTAAATGAGCATCTTCAATGTCCATTTGTTGCTGGCGCTCTTTAATCTTCTGCCACACGTCCGCTCGGCCTGTGGCCTGAAATAACATGAGCAATTCAGCCTCAAACCGTTTGGCTTCATCCAAAACCATTTCAATTTGAAGCGCTGTTCCTAAGTTGGATTTGTTGCCAGACCGTTTAGCCTCTACCATTGCCCTTGTCGCTTGGCTTTTGGCATCAAACATCTTGGCAATCATGGGGGTCAGCCCCGCTAGATCATGGGCAACCTTGCTTGCCTTCTTAACAAGTCCTATTGCTTGTTGTAAGCCTTCTAGCGCTGTGATGGGGTCTATCATTTCTTTACAACCTTTTCCCACTTCAGGCAAACAACTTTGCGGTTATAAACATCACCCGTCCATGCCCAACGAACACACCGATACTCAGTAGAGGAGACTTGCGGTATTGTTAACAACACCACAAGCAACCATCTCATTTTGACCAGTAATGTGAAACGTACCCAAAAAAAGTAGAAATGCCAGACACAAAAACCATGCCCATCCAAAAGCCGCCACGTCCCTTGTTGGCCAACTCAATCAGGGTTTCCAACTGAGTTTCCATCTTATCAATCTTGGCTTCCATTGATTCAACTTTTTGCCAAAGAACCCCGTATTTGACCAAATCAATATCAGACATTTTAGGCTTTCTGTATGAACGCAAGCGCATAATAAAGCGGCAAATCTGTGCCGCCCGATCCCGTTACAGCAGAAGTAAAGCCGCCCGTGTTGCCAACAGCATAAGTGCTACCAGCACCCACCACAAAACGATCACGCAAGTCGGGTGTGCCGTTAGAGCCGTTGCAAAGGTAATAGCCTACAGGAATAGCACCAATAGAGCCTGACCACATGATGATGCCGCCAGAGGGAATTGGGTTAACAGCCGCGGCTGTTCCCAAGATGCCATAAAGGTTGTCGTAAGTGGCAATCTGCACATTGGCAGAGTCAGTTAAAACAAACTTGTAAGAGTACCCTTCAGTCAACCAGATTTCTTGTGGGGGACGACCGCTTGTCCCCAATTGAATTGGGTTGGTGTTGGCAATCGTACCCGTTGCAGTTGTGTATGTAGCAAGGGGAGTGGTAGAGCCAGCTTGGTAGGTGTAGATATACCCACCGTTGAGGGGAATGCCTGTGTTGGTAAAGAATTGAAAACCGTTACCGATTGGTGCAAGATTGACTGCCATATTTAATCCTTTTTAGCCATTCCCGACAAATCAATTTTTACGGGTGTTTGGGGTTTGCCTACATCAGAAAGTTTAGTGCCAGCGGCAGGGCGCAATGACTCTTTCATCTCTTTTTTCATTTTACTTTGCGTGTAAAGATTGGTTGCTGGCTTGACAACCGATCCAACAACAGGAATTTCTTCTAAAACACCAGTAAGATAATTTTTAGCAATTTGTCCCGCAGAAACCGTTGTGTTTGATTCATTGACAAAAGCGCCTTTAGGTCTAGCTTCAATCAATGTGCCAGCGTTGGCAATCTTGCGTAAACGGCTGGCTTCCTCTGCGCCAAACAAAGCATCTAGCTTTTTGTTGACATCTAAATCAGCAACAGTTTTTGCAAACTTACCAGTTAAAAAGTTTCCGCTTGCATCAGTAGAATTACGCAACATATAGTCTAAAGTGCCAGCCCTCAAGTTTTGAATGGCTTGTGGGTTGTCGCCAACTAAATCAATCATCTTGGCAAAGTCTTGATTCTTAGAACTGAACACATTATTTTGAATAAAGTTCTTAGTATCAGCACCGCCATTTTCAACCATTGCATAAACAGCGTTGTAAGTTGGTCTGTTTTTGTCAATCAAATCAAACTCACGTTTAGCCAAGCCACGGGCTTTGTCAGCAAACACTTTAGCTTCTGCTGTCTCACCAATAAGCGGTAAACTTTCTAATTCATTGCGAACCAAACCTAAAGCATAAACTGCGTTGCCATCATCGGCTTTTTGTGCTTTTCTTGTTTCACGGGCAATTTGCGTTGCTAAATTTTGGAACTGGTCAAAGTTCATTGGTTTCCCTGCAATGTACTGATCAACTTTAGTTTTGATCGTAGGCGGCAAGAAATCAATATCTTCATTCTTAGTCAACGCATTCATTGCATTTTGTGCAAATGTCTTGCTGTCAACTTCTAATTTACCCGCGCCAAAGTCTGCAAGGTCTTTATATGCTTGTTGTTTTTCAGCTTTGAATGCGTCAATCTTTTCACGAACTTGCTCAATTGCACCTTGAGCATTAGACACATAGTCAGGCGCAAAAACATCAGGTGCGGCACGTTCTTTAACCAACGTCACATTTTCTTTTAGCGCTTTGTTTTGTTCATTAAAACGATCAACAAATTGCTCTTTAAATCCTCTTTCATTTCGCTCACGGGAAATAAGTGTTGGGTTTTGTGAAGCCTGACCACGGGTCAAACGTACTGGCACATCTAAAGAATCTGCATCCACCAAACGATTGATAGCTTCTATGTTTGTTTCAGCAGGGTTTAACAGTTTCAGATCAGCGGCTAACTCTGGCTTTGCTTGTGCAATAGCGGCATCAAGTTGTGTCTTGACTTCAGTAGCGGCCGCACCAGCGCTTTGTTTACCACCTCTGGCCTGAAACTGTTGCTCAAGCTGGCTAGGTGCGCCAGCGCGAATTTCATTGCCCCATTGACTAACGGTTTCAGCGCCCTTAACCAAAGGTTTAGCTACCGTAGCCAAAGGTTTAGCCAATAACGCTGGTGCGGCAATTGTTGCCGTTCCCATCATGTTTTGCACATCAGGAAGTGGCAAGCCTGTTTTTTGGGCAATCCACTCAGCGCCTTTATTGACGTTTTCACCAATAAAGTTCATCAGTCTTTGTGAAGCCTCACCCTGATAAGCAGGGCTTTGCGTAACGCCAAAAGTCTTACCAAATGGTTTTTCTAATGCGCCTGTAACAGCTTGACCATATTCCTGTGCTTTTTCGGGTGTGGTAAATGGGCGGGAAGCGGCTTGAACCACTTGACCAGCCATAGGCAAAATACCGCCAATGGTAGTGTCAGCCAATGATGCCGCACTAGCGCCAAAGTCACGCCCCATTTGGCCATACATTTCACGCGATCTTTGCAGATTGATAATTGCTTGATCGATCTTAGTTTTTGCTACTGGCTTGTCAGTTTTGGCGGTTTTAAAAGCATCTTGAACTGCCGCGCCAATTGCGTCAATGCTGAAGTCATCACTTTGCGTCTGTGCGGTTGTTGGCGCACCGCCTTTTAACTTCATTTCTCGTTGAAGTGCCTCTAAATTACGGGCAGAGGCGGCATTACCACCCGCGGCAAGTTTGCTTTCTCTTTCAAATTCAGCTTGCAATACTCGTAAAGCCTCTTGGTCACGGGAGGATTGAATATTTGCAGGGGGCGCAGATTTACGGCCAAACGCAGAATTAACCGCTTTGCTGACCGAATCTAAATCAAAATCATCAACAACAGCCATTATTGCCCCTTAACAAGCGTACTCATAAACTTGATTTTAGTCAGCAGATTTTTGTAGCCAATAGAATCAGGGCCACCAACGGCATTGACAACTTCTTTCATGCCTTCTTTGTCGTTGTTTCTCATTGCATCATAAAGACGAATCGCATTTACGTCAGCAATTTGACCCCATTTATTTTGGAAGTCTCTTGCCGCAAATGGGTCTTTTGTCTTAGCAAATTCGTTTTCAACACCTTGGTTGAACAAACTTGTTGCAGTTGACAAAGCACGATTAACACGGGCGGTCTGTTTGATGGCTGGCGCTGTCCAATCGGTTGTTCCAGCAATCTGACCCGCAATTTGGTTAGCCGCATCAGTACCACTTAAACCAGAAGATTTTGACAATTCAGCGGTCTGAAGCGCCATGTAATGACCAAGCTGTTGCAAGTTGGTTGCGTTGTCACCACCAAAAGGCAAAGCGGCATAACCACCCGTTAGGTTAGCAATAGCGCCAGCGCCTTTACCAGAAATCACATCATCAGCAATTTTAATAATTTGGTTGCTGTTAAATTGTTGGTTAGGCACATTAGCGGCTGAAGCATTTGCCCTTGTGCGAATAGCTTGAGCATCACGCAGGGTGTCAGCGTTCTCACCGGGGCGCATCCTCACAGGGGCATTAGAGGGCATTGCAGGGGCTTGGGGTGCGCCAACTTGTGGCATACCACCACCCTGTTGTGGCATTGCGCCTTGTGGCGGCATTGCGCCCGGCTGTTGTGCGCCTTGCATCATGTTTGGCGATACACCAGCGGGAATAGTAATTTCACCCAATATCTGTCCATTTGGCCCATATTGGATAGCCGTTGGGTTGTTGTTTTGGTCAGTTCTGCCTGTTGGCACAAACTGAGAGCCGGGGGCCATCGTCAACGGCTGTCCCCGTCCCGTCATTTGAATGTTAGGCGCTTGTCCTGTAGGACTCATTGGCGTAGTCAATGTTTCTTGCAGTTGTCCACCAGTATTGGTCAAACTTACTTTAGGCGCAAATTGACTACGTTGTTCAGGAATAGACAACAACGATGCAGACTCAGCCAACAAATCTTTTGTAATAGCAGGGCCAGCTTGCGCTTTGTTTAACAATTCAATTCTTGAATTGATCATGCGTTCCAAAGATGGGTTATCAGGATTGTTTTGAATCAATCCTTGATAGGCTTTGATAATTTGTTTTGGATCGTTAATGCCCATCAAACCAAGTGAGTGATCAACATTACCAATAATGTTTCTCTCAGTTTGTGTCAAATCTTGTTTTGCTTTAGCCGCTTCTGTTTGGCTTTTGTGCAATCCACTTAATGAACTAATTACATCAGCGCCTGTCAATGGGGCAATCTTAGGAATGACCGCATTGATCTTGTCCATGTCAATGCGACCATTGGTCTGCCAATTTGCAGGGTTGCTTGTGAACTCTTGAAGTTTTAAACGCTCATCATTTTTCTGGCGCAACACTTGGTTTTCAATTTGTGCTTTTTCCAAAGCCAAAGGATTTAATTGCTGTGCTTGTTGGAAGTTTTGAATTCCAGAAGCCATGCCCAACATATCCCCAAGACTTGTAGCTTGGGGTTTGGCGTAATTTACGTTCATTGAAAAGTCAGCCATGATTTATCCTTATGTCGCTTTAAGCATAGAGCCTACTAATGCAAGATTGCCAAGATTGCCTAAAGCAGTTGCAGTATTTGCGCCACTAGCAGAAGCATTCCCTGCCAATGCTGAACCTATGCCTGTGGCAAGATTAGCAGAATTAGCACCGTATAAATTAGCCGCATTGATTCCTTGCCCTGCGCCTGTTGTAAGGTTTCCACCATAAGTATTAGAAGCGCCAGTTATATTGCTTCCATACTGGTTGTAAGCGCCTTGCATTTGTCCAAGGTTAGATGACAACACATTATTCAAATTATTTGTCACACTTGAAGTATTAGAGCCGTAAGCATTTCCAGCACCCAATAGGTTGCCTGTGTTGCTTGTAAGGTTGCTTCCAAGAGTATTGGACAATGAACCTAAATTACCACCCAAGGTATTGCCAAGGCTTGCCAATTGACCGCCTGAAGTTGTGCCGATGTTGGCCATTCCAGACAATGTGCTGTAAATGTTTTGACGTTGTGTGTTGAAGTTGTTAAACGCATTTTGGTATGCACCAGAGGCATAGTTTTGCGTGTAGTCTTGCAATCCTCTCAAAGCATTACCGCCCAAACTGCCACCACCCATGTTGGCGGCACGTTGGTTGGCCATTTGACCTTGTTGCAGTTGGAATGCGTAGTTAGGGGCTAACTGTTCATTCAAATCCCCTGCGCCAAACTGACGGGTCAAGTAACCTTGGTTGTTAATTAAACCTTGCGAACCAGCTTGACCAACATCTTGATAAGGTTGTTGAATTCCAACTTGTTGATTGTAAATGTCATATAAATCACCACGGGAATTTGCATAATTTGCATTTAAAGCATTTGCATTTGCCGCGGCTTGGTCTTTTTGACCTTGATAAGTATTTGCCAACAAACCTAATTGGTTGTTTGCGTTTGCGTTAATGTTGGTATTGGCTGTGTTGTACGCGCCAACTTGATTAGCCAAATTATTATTTAGGCTAGTGTTTAAATTTGTGTAGTTGTTAGCCAACGCTGTGTTATTTGCCGCATTTAAGGCTTTAGCGTCTGTGTAAGCGGTATTTAGTTGAGTGTTTGCCGTGTTACCGTATTGGCTAATCAAATCCCTAGCATTAGAAATGCCAGATTGATTTGCAACAGCACCAAGACCACTACCAAGAGCATTTAAAGCCAAACCTTGACCTAAAGTTGTTCCTAAAGCAGAACCAGCACCCGCACCAGCATTTAACAATGAACCGCCAGCACCACCTAAACTATTTAATGCCGTACCAGTTAATCCTGTGGCTGTATTAGCTAAAGTTGATCCTAATGCCGCATTGCCAAGCAAAGAATTGCCCGCGGCCATACCACCAACGCCAGCGCCTACGCCCGTACCTAATGCCGCTTGACCACCTAAAGCGCTCATTGTTCCAGCGCCCGTTCCAGCGGCAGTTAAACCAGAACCTAAAGCGGCTTCACCGCCTAAAGCGCTCATTGCACCGCCAAGACCCGCTGTGCCACCGCCAGCCGCTGTCAAACCTGTTCCTAGTGCCGCCTCGCCACCTAAAGCGCCCATAGCGCTTGCATTTCCTAATGCGCCAAGTGTTCCTAACGTAGAACCGCCACCAAAAGCACCAGCACCAGCGTTAGCTAATTCAAACGCTGATCCCGCTACTGATGCACCGCCACCCAACAAACCCGCGGCATTTAATCCAAGATAAGCACCGCCAAGAATTAAAGCAGGTTTTACCCAACTAGGCACATCAGAACTTGACGCACCAGTTGTGTAAAAAATAGGTTTACCAGAAGCATCAAACTCTACTCGATAACCTGTGTTACCTTTACCGTCAAATGTTCCACCAAAGGCATTTCCAGTTTGACGTTCACCATAAGTGCTTCCTACTTCTTGACCAGTTACTTTATTACCATAAGTTTTTTCAATTGATTTATTACCATTTTCATCAAAAACTGTTTTTTCTATTTGTCCAAACTGGCTAATGTCAGTTACGCCTGTATCGGCAATAATTTTTGCCATATCAGCCGCATTAGCTTGCGCTGAACCTTTGCCTTGACCAGCCCATTTTGTTGGGTCACTTGTTGCCAAAATTTGATTGGTTAGTTTATCAATGACATTTGCATTAGCACTTCCAGCAGTACCGCCAGTAGCTATTGTTTGAGAAACTAATGAATTTACTAGGTTGTCCATAATTTAGGCTCTCTTAAACATTGTAGTAAGGCACTTTGTAGGTCTGCCCATTTACTGTGACATTCATAAATCCCACGGGATTTGCGGGAAGCGTTGCAGACCCTGCCGTTGCAGTATCAGCAGAACTAAAGTTCAACAAGTTAATAAAAAACTGTTGCCATGACCGTGAGGGACGGTTAGTCGTTCCATCCAAAAACGGTGCTTGTGGATAGGGGTTGACTTGCTGTGTACTTGAAAGTCCTGAAGTAGCCATCAGTTTTCTGCCCCTTGTACTTTAAGATTTGCCGAAATAATGACAAAGTTCACAGGATCGCTGACAGAAACTTCAAAAATTCTGTCTCGCGCTGTTCCCAATCTGCGCCAAATGGCACGATTTGTGTATTTACCAAGTTGACCAACGCTTGTCCAATGCTCGTTTGACCATGTAGAACCGCCATCATTTGACCATCTAAGCATTGCTTGAGGGTTGTTTGTAGTTGTAGTTATTACGGGTTGCTGAGTTGCAAGAATGTAAGTCTTTTCAGGCTCAATGGTCAAAGTTGCACTTGCCGTAATTGTATATGTATCACCCAAATAAATGGTGTTTGTATTAGTAACTTGTTCAGCGCCAGAAATACCCGTTGTCCCCACGCCCGGCTGGAACTGAATCTGCAATTCCTCAAAATATTGACGTTGAAATTCAGTCACCAAGTGTGGCGCTCTACGCAATCTGCGGATATTCTGGCCATCGTCTGTGTAATTGTTTTTGTCCAATTCGTACAGTTTGCCGTTCTCATAGTCACCAATAATGACCAATCCTTGAAACACCGCACAGCAATTACCACGATGGCGCTGATATTCGTTCTTATCTGTCGTGTAAAGCCATTTGTGCCACATTTGAGTGGTTGCGTCAAAAGCCCATGTCAATTCAAGTGATGGGAAAGTGACAACAAAAACCTCATGGCCTTCAAGTTGATAAGTCCAAGAAATAGCATCACCAACGTATTTGTTAACTAAAGTGTTTTCAACAGCGTGAGTGGAAATGCGTTGTGGGATATACCCTTGCATTTGCATAATCTGTGATTGACCACGGTTGTTACGGGAAACGTAAGCAAATGAGTTACCAAGTCGAGAAATTGAAAACGGTGCGGCAATACCGTGTTGGGTAGAAGTGCCGGGGATTCTCTGGAACGGGAACGGCACAGCGCCAACGTCTGTCCACACTTCAGACGAAATTTCACCCATCAAGTAAATTTCACGGTGATCAACAATCAAAGCCACCAAATCGTCTGGTGCGCCATCTTTCAATGAAAAACTCAATGTTGGTGAAATAGGCGACAAAAGATCACTAGCGCCAAATTGTTGAGTTGTTGGGTTGTTATAGACAAAGTAGTTGTCAATAATGTCAACCGTGTTTGCACCGCTAAATGCACCATCAGTAGAGGGAAGAACAGAGAAGTTCAAACCATACATGGTCACGCCAGAGGCTACGGTGCTTGCCACGCTTAACGTGTAAGTTCCTGCCCCGCCTGTACCCGTCCCCAAAGCCGTAATAATTGTGCCAAGGGTTACGCCAACGCCACTAATAGTCTGACCAACGTGTAAAACGCCTGATGTGACCGCAGAAACAGTCATGGTTGTGCCAGAAATAGTGGCAGTTACCACAGCACCCACAGCGGCAGAATTTAATACTGCCGTTGCAACAGTTTGGCTTCTGTTAATGGTATATGTACCAATCCCGCCAGTTCCTGTGCCAAGCGCAGTAATCACGGTTTCTGACAATACACCAATGCCAAACAAAGATTGTCCAACAGTAATTGTGCCGCTAGAAACGCTTTCAACAGTTAATGTTGTGCCACTTGTAGAACCCGTAAACACAGCAGACGCAGGGCTTGAGATATACCATGTGTAACGATAAGCACCGTCCACAATGTAAACATTGATGCCGTTGTCGGTAATTCGCACTATTCCTGTACTGGAATTAAGTTGGCCAATAACCGCGGGGACAAAATTAGCTGTTAGCGCATAAACATAAGAGCCGCAAATGGCAATCATTTGCTCACCGCCAGAGACTGCATGAAGTCCGCGCACCTCTTGCATATTGGGCAACAGGGCTTTTAAAGTTAGACCAGGCGTTGGGTAAAGCGCAATCACCCCGCGCTCACCCTGCTGTTTTACAGGATCAATTTCAGGGAAAAAGTTGATGCACTCTTGAGCATCTTGATAAATGCTCGGTGCTTCATAAGATGAACCAACAAAACCAAAATCTGGCATGGTAGCCCCTTAAATAAAGCCGCCAGTAAGAATCCAACCCGCATCCTTTGCCTTACCCGTCAACAAAGCGTCAGGGTAACGTGCAGTCTGTAAAGGGGCCATGTTTGTGCGCTTGAGGGTAGCTTTAGCTTGCCCTGCAAACGTCTGAATCATCGTTATTTGCGTTGGTGAGGCTTTGCCATACATGGGCATCAAACGCTCTGCCAAACACCATCTAAGGCACATTGCATAGCCTTGTGGCAACGCTATATCCTCATACAATGAGTTATAGCTACTAAACAAGGTGTTAGCAAACAAATGCAGTTCACCTTGTGATGGGCTTGGCCAGATAAACAAGTTGCCCGTATCCGCACCGGGGTTAAAGTAAACCGCTTTTGGCCACGGGCCACTCAGCGTCTTTAAACCGATCATTTGATAGCTGTGCAGTTCCAAAACAGACATTGGGTAGTCCAAGCCACCACCCGTAATGGGCTGGCCATTAGCGGTAGTGTTGACCCTGACAAACGCTGAATCAATGTTTAAAGGCTTTTGGTAGTAGCCCGTGATAGTAGTAGAGGCAACAGTTTGGTTGATGTTGACTTGATATGTGCCAACTTCATTGATGTTGCCACCAGCACCCGTCAAAAACTGCGTAATCTTTGTTCCCGCTGTGATGCCTGTACCACTTAACGTCTGACCTTGAGCCAAAGCACCAGACAAGATGCCTGTCACGGTCAAGATGTTGCCTGTTATTGAGCCTGTAAAAGAAGCGCCAATAAAGTTCTGAGTGGATGGGTTAGGGCCAATTGTGTACTGGGTTTGACCCGGTATCACGGGGCAAATAATCTCTGTGACATTGAAAACCATCATGTTTTCGTTTGACCATTGGTCAATCATGTCGTTCATCATCTCAAACGCATCAAGTGCCGCGTCTGGAGTAGGGGTTTCACCAGCTTCCAATGCACCAATGTCTTTTAGCGCTCTGCTAACAATGTCATAAGGCACAGCCATAGTGATTCCTTAACTTAATCTAAATGTTGGCGGCTTCCAAGGCAAAGCAATTTCTTGCTGTTTTTTTACCGCTTCAAGTTGCTCTATTAGCCTTGATTTTATGCTACTTACACCGTCTTGGGTAGTGCCTTGATCAATCCAATTTGCAACCATTTCCTCGGTCACTTGGGATGTTGGAATTGTTGCCTTTTTAGGGTCAAAGTCCCAATATCCTTCTGTCTCAATTCGTAGATCATCTTCAATTAAAGCAAGGTGATATTTAGCCTGAAATATGGCTTTGTCATCACCCTTCAATTCGGAAATTTTCCAAACAAATTTCATGGGGCATCAGGCCATGTGACAGTCCAAGGAAAACCCTCTTGAGTGGTAATGTCACGCAAGGCTTGGCGATATGTTGCCCAAACAGCTTTGTCCACAGGCGCATCAGCCACTTGTGTCCAATCGCTATCTGCCAACTTCTCGCCACGGCTTTTACGCACAGCAGAGGCTTGTTCAGCGTCTTTGATGGCTTTGTAAGCGGTTTCTTGTTCTGCGGCAGTTGTTTCGCCATCAGTAAAGATTGGGCCAAGCACATACTTTGTGAACCACTTGCCATCAATCTGCTCAACACCAGAGGCTTGAGAGTATTGATAAACAGTTCCACCAGTAGCTTGTGCGCCTTCTAAGACTACATCAGCACCCAAAGCCTCTAAAACTTCAGTTGTTGTTGTCTCCCATGATGGGCCACCATTGGCTTTTTGATATGCACGAAATTCACTTTCGTACATGACTGCGCCTGATTGTCTGACTCTGATTTGCATGATTTTTCCTTATGCGATAGCCAAGAAGATATATGTGCCGCCACTTGCATTGATTGCCGCCAATACGGTTGCATCTAAAGCAAAGCCTGTTGAAACTGTTGTAACAGAGCCAAGCGTTGCTACTTCAGCCGCTGTGCTGTTTAAACGCAAATATGGGTCTGTCAATACTGTCATACCACGGGCTGTGTCGTATGTGTACCAATCACCAGTTGCATCTGTGCGTTTGATGAGAACAAACCTTGCACCGCTTGTGAAACCGCAGTTGATTGTTTGTGTTGAGCCATTTCCTGTATAACTTCCTACTTTAGAAACACCAGCGCAGGTAGCGAATAAATAATTAACGTATGTTTGTCCAGATGTATTAACCTCCGTGTCCGTCCCCACAGTAAATACCGTAGATGTTGGGGCGGTGTCATTCCACCTGCTGATTTCGTCAACAGCGGCTTGAGGGTCATTTAATCGCAAATAATCAGTTGGATCACCAAAATAAACGGCCCATGCGTCAGCCGTACTTCTTCGCTTAACAAGCATTAACTCAGGCACTGCCGCCAAGTTATGCGCTATTGTTCTATTTGCACCAGTCCCGGTATAGCAAACTACATCAAGATAGCTAGGGGCGCGGCTAAAAGCGTAAATTGCTTTTTTGGTAGCGTTCCCGTCATTACTAATTAAAGCTGTATTGCTTGCCCAATTAAAAAACTGAAACCCTGTGTATTCCTCAGTCGTGCTTGTTGTTCTCATGTAGTTTTCGTTTTGCAAACGTGAACTAATGTTTCCATCAAATGCAGTAGTATTTACATAACCTTGAATTGCTAAATCTGAAACAAAGTTAGTTGTTAAAGTTCT